TTTGGGGCGCGATAGTTACACGAAAACGCAGAAAATTCAGGAGTTCGCTCCGTTCTCTACGCAGTCCGGCACCCTCGGCTACAGGCTGCACGTCGATTATTATAAGGATAGGCTGGCTCCGGTGCTTCGGCGCGACTGGTCAGCCGACGATGGGATACAGAGGCCCTACCAATTCAATGCTCCCATGGATGCCACCGATTCGGAGCTTAAAGAACTTACACGGGAATACAGAAAAGAGAAAAAGAACCCCAACGGAACAATCTCACACTCATGGCACAGGCCACATGGGGCGGACAATGAGTTATGGGATTTGATTGTGTACGGTTCGGCGGCGGTGGACATCGTGGCATATAATGTATGTATTCAACATTTTCAAGACGAAGTCATTGACTGGGACAGATTCTGGACTATTTGCGAGGAAGGGCAGATGTTTTACCGGCTGACCGCGTGAAAAAAACGGTGATTTGATTTTTTTGCTAAAACGGTATATCACTGGCATATGGATGCTGAATTTGTGCAGACAAGAATTGACCGCACTAAGGCGCTGATAATCGCTTATGAGGATTGTCTGCTTGCACTGGCATCGAACAAAAACAAATCATATTCGATAAACACCGGGCAGACTACAGAAACTGTCTCTCAGAAGGACATACCATCGGTGCAATCGCTGCTTGAAACCCTGTATTCGCAACTGGATTATTTTGACGCAATGTTGTCGGGTACCGTATCGACCATTGTTGTGCCGGGGTTTTGATGCGTTGGCCGTGGGCAAAACGAGAAGTTGAGGTTGTTGCTGGTCAGTTTTTGACTCCACCTATTTACAATGGCGAGATGTTCGCCGGTGGACTTGGCAATCTGCTTGAAGAGGTTGATTCGCTGGACTATTGGGCGTTGCGGAGTCGCAGCGCTGGACTGTTCCTGAAAAACTCTTATGCCCGTGGGATTGTTCGCCGGTTCGTGACGAATGTCATCAACGTCGGACTCTCTGCCGAATCCATACCAGAGGAATCAATTCTCGGGCTCGAAGAAGACAGCCTCATTGATTGGTCAGAGAATCTTGAGAATCGATTCGCTCTTTACGCCGACACCCCTGCCATTGTGGACATCAAGGGAATGCGGACGTTCGGGGCGTTGCAGAGACAGGTTTACACCGAGGCCCTCGTGGGTGGAGACTGCGTTGTGATTTGTCGGCAAGACCCCTTGTCTAAGCTGCCACAGTTGCAGATTATACCCGGTGACAAAATACAGACGCCGATGCCATCCATATCCAACGCCCTGATTGTTGACGGTGTGGAGCTGGACGAAAACGGGCGTCATGTGGCGTATCATGTGGACCTCGGAGCGGCAAGAACCGGGGCAGACAGGTTTCAGCGCATTGCTTGCCGTGGTGAGAAGACCGGACGCATTCAGGCATGGATGGTCTACGGGCTTGACCGTCGCGAAGATGCGGTGCGCGGTGAGCCCCTGTTGTCGATTGCCATTCAGCCGCTGAAAGAGATTGAGAAATTCAGGGGAAGCGCACAGCGTAAGGCGGTCATCAATTCGATGATTGCCGGATTTATTGAGCGGACGGATTCGAAGCCCGGTTCTATACCGTTGCAGAGTGGCGCTGCCAAGCGTGTGACGTCCGTCACCGGACAGGCCGAAGGCAGCTTGCCGGTGTCCTTTACCGAGATGCTGCCTGGCGTTTATATGCAGCGGTTGCAGCAGGGTGAGAAGCCAACACCATACTCCACCGGCGGAACCGATGTTAATTTTGGACCGTTCGAGGCTGCTATTTTACAGGGGCTGGCGTGGGCGTTGGAAATGCCACCCGAAATCATGCAGCTGTCATTTGAGAAAAATTACAGCGCATCGCAAGCGGCAATCAACGAGTGGAAAATGCTTCTTGGAAAAGAGCGCACGCGGTTCGGGTCAGAAAACAATGACCATGTTTTTCAGGAGTGGTTTTTGTCCGAACTTTTGCTCAATAAAATTGACGCACCGGGGTATTTGGAGGCGTTTAAAGACGCTCGGCAGTACGACAAGCGGCGCGCATGGACAATGATTGATTGGTCAGGAGCCATTAAGCCATCTGTTGACCTGTCAAAACTGGTGCGGGGATACGCGGACTTGAATGCGCAGGGTTGGATTGATAACGAGCGGGCAAGCCGGGAGCTTACTGGCACAAAATTTAGCAAAAACATCCGGCGAATCAAGCGCGAAAATCAGATGAAAATGGACGCTGCACAGCCGATAATGGATGCAGAGCAAAAATATGGAGCCGAGCCGGTTGCCCGCGCGTTGAGGACTACCGGGATTGATGCGCTGTCGGCGCGGATATTGGAAATGGAGACATCCATCAATGAAATGGTTGATGATACAGCAAGAAGTTGAGCGCATTGAAGCGCTCTATGAGACCATTACAGCGGAGCAAATGCAAGCGGTTATGGGAATGTCAGTTTCTGGCCCGTCGCCAGTCAGTTTTGACGGCAGCACTGCACGGATTGACATCAAAGGCATGCTGGTACAGAACAGAGACCCTATCGCTGATATGTTCGGGATTGAGCACACTGCATACAGTGACATAATCGCACAGATTTCAGATGCAGAGTCGAAGGGCGCCGAGCGAATTGTTTTCATTGCAAATAGCCCCGGAGGTTCTACAAATGGGATGTATGACGCCATGGAGGCTATTGCAACAACGCCATTGAAGACAGAATCTGTAGTTACTGGTACGGCGGCAAGCGCGGCCTACATGCTGATTTCGCAGACCGGAAAAATAACAGCCAAGAACGAGCTGAATATGGTTGGGTCCGTTGGTGTGGCTATACCTATGGGAGGTAAAACCAGAGAAGGAATAAGCAACACTTCTAGCCCGAAGAAGATGCCAAATATGGGAACAGAGGACGGGCAAGGCGTTGTGAGGGCCATGCTTGATGATGTTTATGGAGTTCTTGCGGACCGCATAGCAGAGGGCAGGGGAACCACCGTGGAGAACATCAACGCCAATTACGGACAGGGCGCGGTTATGACGGCCCGCACGGCGTTGGCGCAGGGCATGATTGATGACATCGAAACGAAAAAAACGAAACAACCCGCAGGAAAAACACCGGCGGCAAACATGAGAGGAAAAGCCATGGATATTGAAAAACTGAAAGCAGAACACGGGGACGTGTATGCCGCTGTTTTCTCCGCTGGTGTGAAAGCCGAGAGAGACCGCGTTGATGCACATCTGACACTGGCAGAGGCTTCGGGTGATACCGAGACAGCCCATGCCGCAATCAAATCAGGCGACGGACTGACCGACACCATCAGAGCCAAGCACATGGGCGCTGAAATTCGCAACCGGTCGATTGCCGCCCGTGGAGAAGAGACACCTGCACCCGTAGCCGTTGCTACACCGGTTCAGGTTGCTGCTCTGACTCCCAAAGAAGAGAACGAGAAACTTTCTGCCGAGATCGCCGCTGCGCACCCCGGCGTAACAATTGAGTGGAGGTAATAAATGGAAATCACGCAAACACTCGCAGACGGCCTTATCCTGAGCGAGACCGCTCAAGACGTCGAGACCGTGAGCATGTCCCTTGCCGGGACCGCCGCAACCATCACTGACACCACTGTCTACCCGGTAGCCGATCAGGATGGTAAAACATCCATCATCACCGTTGACGGCACGGCGTATACCGTGCTTTTCGCCGGTGCCACCACGACCGCTGCCGGTGTTGCAGCGCAGATGAACAGCCAGATTAAAGGGGCATCCGTGGGCGTGGCAGGTGGGCAGGTCAAAATCACAACTGACTCGACTGGTTCTGGTTCTGCGCTTGTCGCAGCGGCTGGTACTGGTGCCCTCACGTGGGATGCTCCTGTTGCTGGCACAGGCCAGAGCGGAACGGTAAAAAAAGGCACCCTGCTTGCCCGTAACACTGCCACCAAAAAACTTACCGTTTATGTTTCCGGTGGTGGGGATGGAACTGCCGAGCCAGTGGCAGTAATGCCCATCGAAGTCGTTTGGACCGGAGCCGGTAACAAACAACTTTCTGTCATCAAGGGCGGAAAACTCGCAAAAAACAAACTCGTCAAACACGACGACGCCACCGCTCTGGATGTTCTCGTGCTGGACAAACTGCACAAAAACAGCGCCATTGTGGCCGTAACCGGGACAGATCTTTCTGTCTACAGCAACTGAGGGGTAAGAGATGACCACGAAAAAATTGCTTGATGCGTACATTCAAGAGACGCCCGCCCCGATGTTTCTGACGGGGCTGTTCACCAAAAACACGAGCTATCACAATTCGCAGGACATCGAAGTAGACATCCAGCTACAGGGTGAGGACGTGGCTGTTCCAGTTGCCAATCTGGCAGACGGCTACAAGACGAACCAGACAACTGGATTCACCATGAAAAAGACCACCCCGCCCGCGTATCTCGAAGGGGAAGCCTTTCACGCTCTGACTCTGATGGATCGTCAAATCGGCAAGACCGATTATGATGACCCCAATTTTCAGCAGAACGCAGTTGCCAAAACTCTCCGCAGTGCCCGAATTTTGGAGAACAAAATCCGGCGCGGCATGGAGCTTCAGGCGAGTCAGATTCTGACCACCGGAGCAATCAGCCTTGTGGACAGCGGCGGGAACGTTGTTTTCGCTGAGAACTTCGGCGCAAAAGTAACTCACTTTTTCAATTCGCACGTTGCGTGGAGCGGCGCGGCTGACCCGACGAGTGACATCCTCAATGGTTGCGACCTCATCAGCGATGATGCCTCGAAAGCGGCTGTAAAGGTCATCATGGGTGCTGGTTCTCTTGAGGCAGCTCTGGCTATCACATCTTTTCAGAAGCGCTTCGATTCCATGGAATCCAAGCTCGGACAGATTATGCCCCAGAACGTTGATGCGACGCGCGGAGGCATGATGGTAGGGCGCATTTTCTCAGGTGGTTACTGGCTGGAAGTGTGGACCTACAACGGAAAATACAAACACCCACAGACCGGGACCATGACGAAATATGTTCCAG